TGGTGTTAAAGATACCATATCTATGGTTGGCGACTTTGACATATTTTGTCAATTATTAAATATAAATAGTCCGATGGACTTCCTTCATTTATTTGATGACTTGGAACAAGTTCAATCAAAAGAGTATAAAGACTTGATTTTATTCAGGTATAAACCAAACCATAACTTTATGGTTTACGATACAAAAAATAAATATGTTTATATAAATTATTATGAAATATGGACATTTTTACGTTCTAATTTTGGTTTGAATCTTCAGGAAACACAAGGGTTAACGAAGAAATGGTTGGATGAGGTATACAATTTAAGGGGAGTCACAACACCAACGCAATGCAGGTTGTTCAATCAACGTTGGATGAGGTATACAATTTAAGGGGGATCACACCAATGTTATGGTTCCAGTTTCATTAGATGCTGTTGGATGAGGTATACAAATTAAAATAAAGATATGAAGATATTAATAACAGAAGAAATGAAATACCATTTAGATAATGGTATCAAATTAACGGAGAATGTCTTTAGACCTTTCTCTGATGAATTTTTTAATTTAATCAATGAAGCTAGAACTTTATATAAGTCAGGTTATGTTGATATTGAAGAAGATGAAATGTGGTTGATTGAATCTGATTTTGGTAAAAAGATTAGATTATCAAATGGGGAAATGGTTAGACTTGAAGTACCATATATTGTTGAAGATATTAATGAAGCGGAATATAAAGGTAAAAAAGTTGAATTGGGCAAACCAATGAGAAATACCGGTGGAGGTAAAAAATATTATGTTTATGTTAAAAATCCATCAACAGGTAAAGTAAAAAAAATATCTTTTGGTGATGTAAAGGGTGGGTTAACTGCTAAAGTTTCTAACCCTGAAGCAAGAAGGAATTTTGCATCAAGACATAATTGTAAGGATAAAAAAGATAGATTAACTGCTGGGTATTGGGCGTGTAGAATCAATCGTTATGGGCATTTATGGGGTGGTAAAACATATGGAGGATACTGGTAACATGCAAAAATATCCATTTAAAGAAATAAAAAAAGGTTATTCAAAGATTAGGATTTTTGAAGGAAGTATTGATGAGTTTGAACTTAAATGGCACTGTGATCGTGAAGATAGGGAAATAACCATTATTGAATCAAACGGATGGAAATATCAAGAAGATAATAAACTACCTGTTGACTTAAAAGATGGTGATGTGATATTTATACCAAAAGACACCTTCCATAGGGTTATTAAGGGAAATGGTGATTTTAAAATTAAAGTAAAGTTCATATGAAGAAGATATTAATAACAGAACAACAACTTGAAGAAATGGTAAAGTTGTTAAAAGAAGATCATGAAGAAGGATCATATATGGCGAAACAACAATTATTTACCATAGCAACACTAGCATATAAAATGTGGGAAATGATGGAAGAAGGTGAGCAGATTGAAGATTGGATGGAAACAAAAATTGCACAATCTGAACAAATGGTTCTTAGTGTTGTTAAATCTTTTATGTATGGTGAAATTGAAGATCAAATACATAAAAATGGTGGAATTGACTTGGGTGGTTTAATTATCGGTACATAAAAAACTTAATATTTTTATATAATTCAAAAAAAGTCCTTTAAAAAGTTGTTTGGGGGACTTTTTTTTGTTAGTTTTACATAAAAATAAAGAGTTATGTTTGTGATAGTAAAAAATGTAAAAACAAGGGTGAATAAAAAGAGTTTACCTGTGGTATTGTTGAATGTTGAGAATGAAGTTTGGGAGTTTGACAATTATTATGATGCTGAGAGAATTAAAGAGAATTTAGAAACCAATTCAAGGTGTAATGCGTCATTTCAAATAAAAAAAATAGGAATTAATGTGTGATATTTTTGAACAATTACATTATGAGTTTATACAAAGTGAAGATTATTTTGTGTATCTTAATGATATAAATCAATACGAACAAAAAGAAGATGAAATCAATTGATGATGTTGAATTTAAACCCCATCCTGCGGGTAGTGGTATACATGGTATAATCTTCTTCCCAAATGGGTATGGGGTGTCTATTGTAAGGTTTAAACTATCACATGGGGGTTATGGTTCATATACGTCAAATGATGATGAATGGGAAGTTGCGATATTGAAGGGTAATAACGACAATTGGGAACTTTGTTATGATACAGAAATTTCTAATGATGTAATTGGACATTTAACATCGGGACAGGTTAATTTTTTAATGATTGAGGTGCAAAGTTTGGATTCAATTATATAGTTTATGATATTTATAAATAACCTCTTAGGGAATTTGTTATTTTAACCCTTTTGTCTAATACACGGCCGTAAATGCAAAAAAGATAAAGTAACTCGGTAGTTAAGAATAACAAGATAAACCATATGGTGTAATTGGTTAGCACAAATTTAGGTGCGGGTTTGAATCCCGTTATGGTTTACTTTTTTTTGATGTATTTATAAATATGGAATTTAAAAAATTATATGCAATTGCAAAAACTTTGGATGATTTTATAAAGGATGAATATCCTGATAAATCACTTGTTACTACTAGATTTATAAATCAATTTTGTAATAGTGATTATTATGCTAAGTTATTATTAACAAAAGTAGATTCTGGAGTTCCTAGAATTCAAATAATTTTTATCATTTATTTTATTATTAGTGATCCCAATATGTCACAAGATGATATGATTAGAAATATTAATAATTTGTATGTTGTAGAAATTGATTGGTATAATGATGAAGTTAATATAAAAGAGGAATGTAGTGATTGTGGTGGTGCTGGTTATGTTTCTTGTGATTATTGTGATAATGGTGAAATTGATTGTAGAAGTTGTGATGGAAATGGACATGTAGATTGTGATGAATGTTATGGTGATGGTACTGAAACATGTGGACATTGTAATGGTTCAGGTACTCAAACCGAAGATGATGACGATGGTGATCAAATTGAAGTGGATTGTGATGATTGTGATGGTGAAGGTAACATAAGATGCACATCGTGTGGTGGTATAGGAAATTTTGAATGTTCAGAATGTGAAGGTAAGAGGTACCAACAATGTGATAATTGTGAGGGTGCTGGTGACTTTGCTTGTGATTATTGTGGTGGTAATGGTGAAGTGGATAGTGATGAATTATACTATGATGTTACATCACAAAAAATTATAACCATAGGTAATAAGATATCTAGTGAAGTTGGTGAATCTATTGATATGGATGATTTTGATGAAATATCAGATGAACTATTAGATAATGGATTCACTTATAGCCAACGATATTATAATTATAAAGAGTTAACGTCAGAAGAAGTAAGACAAGCGAATGGTATGGAATCTGATTTTGTGACTATTAATTGGGTTACCAAGTTAGAAGATTTTATCGCAATGTAAAAAAATAATTATTACTATGTGAACCTCAGACTTTTGTTTGGGGTTTTTTGTTTTTAATACATTTTGTCAGTAAACCTGACATTTTGTCAGTATTTACCTTTTGGTATGATTTTGTTATTATTTGTGTTGAATTAAAATTCATTAATATTAAATAAACAAATAAATAATTAAAAGTATGGGTAAAATAATCGGAATTGATTTAGGAACAACTAACTCGTGTGTTGCCGTAATGGAAGGTAACGAACCTGTGGTTATTTCAAATGGGGAAGGTAAACGTACAACACCATCTGTGGTTGGGTACATAAGTGAAGGTGAACGTAAGGTTGGTGATCCTGCAAAACGACAAGCGGTTACCAATCCAACAAAAACAATATCATCAGTTAAACGTTTTATGGGTTCAAGTTATGATGATGTAAAAGATGAATTAAAACGTGTACCTTATTCAGTTATTAAAGGTAAAAACAATTCACCAAGAGTTAAAATTGATGATAGGGAATATTCACCACAAGAAATATCGGCAGTTATTCTACAAAAGATGAAACAAACTGCTGAAGATTATTTGGGGTCTGAAGTAACCGAAGCTGTTATTACTGTACCTGCTTATTTTAATGATGCGCAACGACAAGCAACAAAAGAAGCTGGTGAAATTGCGGGACTTAAAGTTAGACGTATTATCAATGAACCAACGGCTGCTGCTTTGGCATATGGGTTAGATAAGAAGAACAAGGATTCAAAAGTGGTTGTGTTTGACTGCGGTGGGGGAACGCATGATGTTTCGGTATTGGAACTGGGTGATGGTGTATTTGAGGTGCTATCAACCGATGGTGATACACATTTGGGTGGTGATGATTTTGATCAAGCCATCATTAACTTTTTGGTTGAGGAATTTAAAAAAGAGAACAACATTGATCCGAGTGAAGATCCAATGGCGTTACAAAGATTAAAGGAAGCTGCAGAGAAGGCAAAAATTGAGTTATCATCAACATCATCTACTGAAATAAATTTACCATATTTGTTACCTGTTGATGGTATACCAAAACACTTGGTTGTAACATTAACAAGAGCAAAGTTTGAACAACTTATTGATGAATTGGTTAAAAGAACCATTGAACCATGCAAAACGGCATTAAAAAATGCTGGGTTAAAAACAACAGATATTGATGAAATCATTTTGGTTGGTGGAACAACCAGAATTCCCACAATTCAAGAAGCGGTTAAAAACTTCTTTGGTAAGGAACCATCAAAAGGTGTGAATCCTGATGAAGTTGTTGCATTGGGGGCAGCAATTCAAGGTGGTGTATTGGCTGGTGATGTTAAAGATGTATTATTATTGGATGTGACACCATTATCATTGGGTATTGAAACAATGGGTGGTGTATTTACAAAATTAATTGACGCAAACACAACAATACCAACAAAAAAATCACAGGTCTTTTCAACAGCATCTGATAACCAACCATCCGTTGAAATACACGTTTTACAAGGTGAACGAGCAATGGCAAAAGATAATAAAACGATTGGAAGATTTCACTTGGATGGGATTCCACCATCACAAAGAGGGATTCCACAAATTGAGGTGACGTTTGATATTGATGCGAATGGTATTATTAATGTTTCTGCTCTTGATAAGGGAACAAATAAAGCACAATCAATTAGAATTGAATCATCTTCGGGCTTATCAAAAGAAGAAATAGAGAAGATGAAACAAGAAGCTGAAGCAAATGCTGAAGCTGATCAGAAATTAAGAGAAGATGCTGATATTATGAATTCAGCTGATAGTGCATTGTTTAATGCTGATAAACACTTAAAAGATTTGGATGATAAATTAACTGATGAACAAAAGGGTGAAATAAAAACATCAATTCAAAAATTAAAAGAACAACACACAAATAAAAATATTGAACAAGTTAAAATTTTAACAGATGAATTGAATTCAAAATTCCATGAAATAAGTCAAAAGATGTATGAATCAACAACAACAGAACCGATGGGTGATGATGTTGACTATGAGGAAGTAAAATAATTTTAAATTAACCCCCAGACTGTTTTTTGTTATGGGGGTTTTTTGTATATTTGTTATTATGAATAATCAACTTGAAATAACATTAATTGATAATATTAAAGAAAGTGGTGTTAATGATACTGTAAGTATGGTAGGTGACTTTGATATATTTTGTCAATTATTAAATATTGAAACTCCGATGGACTTTCTTCATTTATTTGATGACTTGGAACAAGTTCAATCAAAAGAGAAAGGACATTTGATTTTATTTCGTTATAAAAAAGGTTATAATTTTATGATTTACGATACAAAAAATGAAATTGTTAACATAGATTATGATGATATTTGGTCATTTTTACGTTCTAATTTTGGACTATATCATAAAGAAATACAAGACTTAACGAAGGAATGGTTGGGTGATGTATACAATTTAAGAGGGGTCACAACTCAAACAACAGAGTTAAACACTACTTGGGTAGTTGGGTGATGTATACAATTTAAGAGGGGTCACAACCATTTATTGTTACATTGGGTATGACCACACGTTGGGTGAGGTATACAATTTAAGGGGAGTCACAACGAATTGACAGCAACTGTTGTTTTACAGATAGTTGGATGAGGTATACAATTTAAAAAAAATGAAGAAGTTATTTAGGAAAGTGTCGGGAGAAGTTGTGAGTGATGTTATAACACACACATTGGATATAATTAACGACTACCCAATGGTTGAAATACATATCGGTACTGATTCACAAAATCACAGAAGAAGTACTGTTTATGTTATTGCCATTGCCTATAGATATGGAAATAGAGGTGTCCATTATATTTACCACAAATACAAAACAAAAAAGATTAAAGATAAATGGACAAGATTGTGGAATGAAGCCGAACAATCAATTCAACTGGCTGAATGGATAACAAAACAAATGAATGTTAAAATAGAAATTGATTTAGATTATAATTGTGATGATAGACATTTTAGTTCCAAACTTGTTCAAGCAACTGTGGGTTGGGCATCATCATTAGGTTACAAAACAAACATCAAACCAAATAACCAAATAGCAACAAAGGCTGCTGATTATCATTGTAGATGATGATTTTTTAGTGATGTCATATATTTATATAAAAAAAACATTATGGCAAAAATTATAAGATTAACAGAATCACAACTTATTAAAGTTATCAAAAAAATCATTAAAGAAGATGAACCAGTTGGTATGGTTGATAAGGGTGAAGAAAGATTAAAAGAACTTATTGAAGAAGCAAGAGACATCTTGGAAATGGAATGTGGTTATGATATTCACGATATTAACTTGATGTCAGAACAAGATATTGTTGATGTGTTGTTTGATGAAGGTTATCATGACATTGCTTCTGAAATGGAAGAATTATTGAATAAAGAAGGATTTTAATTAGTATGAAAAGAATTATTAAACTAACGGAAGCAGATTTAACAAGGATTGTTAAACGAGTGATTAAAGAAAATAATCATTATGAAAGGGATTATGATTACATATTGGATGAACTTGGTAAATATGGATTACATCCATATTCAGGGTGGTTTGAGGAGTTTGAAAACTCAAGGTTTTATGAACCTGAAATGTCGGATGAAGAATATGTTGATGTGATATATGATTTTATCATTAACGGTGATAATGAATATTAAAAAAATATTACATAAAAAATTTAAACCCATCTTCAAAAAAGGTGGGTTTTTTGTTTTTGGTACTTGTCAATTAAAATTAATTGTTTATCTTTGTAAGACAGAAACGGTAAAAGGTTCTATGATGTAATTGGATAGCATATTTCTCTTCTAAAGAAATCGTTCAGGTTCGAACCCTGATAGAACTACAAATAAGGAAGCACAAGAGAGTCCTTAATAGCGCATAAGAATATCCTTGTTGTACGGCTCGGAAAGACGAGCAACTGCGTCTATGATGTAATTGGTAGCATAACGGATTCCAAATCCGTTTGTCTGGGTTCAAGTCCTAGTGGACGTGCAAAAACTTTTTAATTATGAATGAAGTGATATTGGGAAATGCTGTTGAGGTGTTAAAAACGTATGATGATAACACATTTGACTTAACTGTAACATCACCACCATATGACAATCTTAGAACATATAATGGTAAGATTAAGGATGATGTTGTATATGAAGATGGTTTTAGTTTCCCTTTTGTTGAAATGGCAAGGGAACTTTATCGTGTCACAAAAAAAGGTGGTGTTGTAGTTTGGGTTGTGAATGATCAAGTTAAAAATGGTGGTGAAACTGGAAGTTCATTCAGACAGGCATTAAAATTTATGGAAATTGGGTTTACTTTGTATGATACTATGATATACCACAAAAATGGTGCACCATTTCCTGAAACGGGTAGATATTCACAAGTTTTTGAGTATATGTTTATTTTATCAAAGGGTACACCAAAAACCGTTAACTTATTAAAAGATAAACCAAACAGATGGGCGGGACATAGCAATTTTGGTGATCCATCAAAAAGGGAGAAGGATGGTAATTTAAAAAAAGTTGACAAGTTTGTTGTATCTGAGTTTGGGACAAGATATAATGTTTGGTATATAAATAATGGTAAGGGGTTTTCATCAAAGGATGATATTGCTTTTAAACATCCAGCAATCTTTCCTGAATCATTGGCTGAAGATCACATTTTATCGTGGTCAGAAGAAGGTGATTTAATATTGGATCCGATGTGTGGTAGTGGTACAACATTAAAGATGGCGAAATTAAATAATAGAAACTTTGTTGGGATTGATTTAAATGAGGAATATGTTGAATTGTCCAAGGTAAGGGTTAATGAACTAATACCATATAATGAAGATTCGCCAAACCCAAAGGTAAAGTTTTTATTATCAAAGAAGGATGCGTTATTAAAAAGAAGAAATAATTCAAAAAAAGTTTTGGTGGATTAAAAAAGATTACTTATCTTTGATATATGAACGACGGGAGAACAAGAAACCGGTAAGTTTAAGAAAGGTTCTTTGAAAGTAAAAAAATGTGGTGGTAAGAAAAGGTGAACTCGTAAAGTACATGGACCTGTTGACAAATAATGGTGAAACGAGTATAGTTGTCAACTACTGCATCACATTTTTTATCTTTTGTTGGGTGGTTGAATAAATAAATTTTTGGGTTATGTTGGTTAATAATAAAATGACGGCAAAGGTGGGGGATAAGGTTATCTTCCAGATTGATATGATTACATATACAGATGTGATAACATATATTGATGATGAGGTAATTGAAGGTGAGGTATTTGATTTAACAGAAATACATTTTAAAATAATCGGATGATGGATAATTTAACCATATTTAAAAATGAATTGGAACAATTAAAAGGTCAATTGGTTATTTCCAATTTTAATGTATATCGTTTAATTGCTCTTGTTGAAGATGATATGGATTATTATTATTGTTTATATGATGGAAGGACAGTTAGGTTAACCACTTGTCTTATGAGGTTAACACCATTAAGGGGGTTCATACCAAACAGAGATTATGAAGAAATGGTTAGGATATGTGAATTAAATCATTATGATCAACCAAAGATGTTTAGGTCAAGTGAAGATGGGAGTACATTTAATATTCAACACAAGAGGGAAATTGTTCGGACGGTGTTGGATGGTGGAAATAGATTTATTGTGGAACCTTGTTGGGATATAATTTAAAAAAAAATGTTTATTATGGGAGAAAGAAACGTATATACCCTTGAAGAAATGAGGGCTTCTTTTATGAAGGGGTATGATTTGGCAAATGTTGGTGTTGGTGAAGAACATTTAATTCATGAATGGATGTTATTTATTCAAAAAATTAATAACAAATCTGAAGATAACACAATCATAGAACAACTTACTGACGATAGAATGATTAAATGGGATTTGTAATTTTGATATGGAACCAAAAGAAAGAGCAAACAACTTGGTAGATAAGTTCTATTATAGTTTACCAAACAATGGTAGTTATAGTGGTATTAATAGTATCGTATCTAGATATGATGAAGCTAAACAATGTGCATTAATCACTGTGGATGAAATAGTAAAATCAAAACCATATTGGGATACTCAGGAAGAATTTGAATATTGGGAACAAGTAAAAGATGAAATCATTAATCTTTAAAACAGAATAAAATGGAAATAGAAAAGTTTGAAAAGGCAAAAAAAATCAAGCAAGAACTTGATAGGTTAGAAATACAGAAGCGTAAGTTAAAAAGTGCGTTAAACTCTTGTAGTTTGGGGGTTACAATAGGATTTTCAACAGGGGGTCCTTTTCCAAGAAAAGATGAGGTAAGTTTTTATAATAAAGATGTTATAAAAGAAATGATTTTTAGTGAACTCAAAAGGTTAGATGAAGAAATAAATTTGGTTAAACAAGAATTTGAAAGAATATAATATGAATCACTACAGAATTAAAATTGAAGAACTAAATAACGGTGAAAAACTTTATATACCACAAGTTTGTAAGTTAGAAATTAAAAAAAAATTGTTCAGACAAACACAAGAAATTGTTTGGTATAATATCCATAAGGTTGGGGTTTCATTTGGTATGTCAAAAACAATTACTGTGAGGTATGGTAATGAAGAAGATGCTCTAAAAGTAATTGAAGGACATAAGAATAGACACCAAGTTGAAAAAGACAACGAAGTTAAGTCAACAACATATAAAATGATTGATTGATGAAAAAAATTTATATATTTTTTTGGTGGTTACGGAATCATCCCGAAATAGTTTGGATGAAAATTAAATCATATTTTAAAAGATGACAAATAAAATGAAAGAGTTTCTTGATAAAGTGGATAAAATTTGTTATGAATATCGTTATGAAATAAAACCCACCTATCCTGTTCCAGATGATGAATATCCCACTTTAACAATTATAGGTGATGGTGAAACGGTAAAGTTAATATACATTGACGGAGAGGGAATTGGTATTAAATAACAAAACAAAGATGAGTGAAGAATCATATTCAATACCGATTTATGAGAATGGTATTAAAACCGAATGGACTATTGAAAAATATCCAAATGATGGTAGTGTTTATAGTGTTGAACCTATTAAGGTGAAGGAACATTCAAAAGAACAATTTGTTTATAGATGTAAAACCGATAATGAATTTTCTGAAAGGTGGGGATTAAAGATTGAGGAAAGAGAGTTGAGTTTTGAAGATAGGAAATTGATGGCAAAACAAATATTACCCATATTAAACACATTTTTGGGTAATCAAAGTGAAGAAGGTTGGGTAGAACAATGTGAAATCCTAAATGTACCAACTAAACAAATAACACTTGAATATAACGGAACAAAAATAGAAGTTTATGAATAAAGCCGACAATTATTATATTCTAAACATAGCGAAGATTATGTCAGAAGGTTCTTGGGATGAGAATCCGAGACCAAAATACGCCGATGGAACACCAGCTTATTCTAGATTCATAACACAGGTATTTGAGGAATATGATATTTCAAAAGGTGAGTTTCCAATCACCACATTAAGAAATACGGCAATTAAAACTGGCATCAAAGAAATACTTTGGATATACCAAAAACAAACATCATCACTTGAAGTGGCTCGTGAAATGGGAATTAACTGGTGGGATGAATGGAATATTGGTGGTGATAGTATCGGACAAAGATATGGGGCAACAATCAAAAGATATGACTTGATGAATAAATTACTTAATGGTTTGGTTAATGATCCATTTGGTAGAAGACACATTATTAGTATGTATCAGTATGTTGATTTAGAGGAAACAAGTGGTTTATTTCCTTGTGCTTATGAAATCCTTTGCTCGGTTAGAAAGGTTGGTGAAGATAAGGTGTTGGATTTGACTTTAATTCAGAGATCAAATGATTTTATTACTGCAGGAGTTATTAACAAAATCCAATATCTGGCTTTACAAATGATGATAGCTGGACATTGTGGTTATAAAGTAGGTAGGTTTTGTCACCTAGTTCAGAACCTACACATATATGATAGACATTTTGATGCGGTTACTGAACTTTTAAATAAAACACCATTGGAAACTAATCTACCATATATCGAATTGGTTGATAATAAAAATTTTTATGATTATACTATAGATGACTTCAAAGTGTATAATATAGATAAGATAACAAAGTTAAGTTCAAAACTAGAATTGGCAATATGATAAAATTTAGAATAGTACAATTATTTCACGACGCTTATTCATCTGAAAGAAATGTTGAATGGGTGATAGAACAAAAGAAGTTTTGGGGTTGGAGACAAATATATCGTAATGAAGGGCCTAAACACGTTAAGGTAACACATAGTAGTTATGATGAAGCCGAACAATATCTTTTGAGTAACTACACAGGACACGGAATATGTAAAAGATATGGTAGTTATTACACATTTGAATATTATAGTTATTTCTATTAATATAAAATAGTTTTGACAAAAACACATAAAAATGTAAAAAGTAATTAAAGTTATGACAAAAGAAATCACACAAGAAGAAATCCAAGAGATTGAAAGATTAACAGGAGGTAAAATTGGGACACACACATTTGGACCAAACAACGAACATACACTAGAGAATTCATTCCTATCACCAAATGGAACATATGTTGGTAGTATTGATGAAGCTAGATGGTATGTAAATAATAAAATGATGATTGATGAACGACATCCACATGGTGTCGCGGCGGTTATTATTGAGGATACATATGGAACTGATAATCCCGTGATTGAAGGAATGTATGGGTATACGCATAGAGGTGGTAGTATGTTTAGAATTGGTGACAGATTGTTCGATTCAAAATACAAACCTGTTAAAGAAGATTATCCTGAAGAACAATGGAATGAATACGAAACCAGATTTAATGAGTTATATGATTCGGAAGATGAATTAGGTAAAAAATGGATGGATGAAGATGGAATTTCATATGTTATCCCATTTAGGTTAAGAGGTTCAAAAATTATTGAAAATATGAAAGAGGCTTTTAAGGCTGCTAAAAATATGTCAAATTATTTAAGTTAAAAATTATGGAAAACTCAAAACAAGTAGAACGTATCACAACAAAGATACAAGAAGGACTTCAAATGTGGGAAACAATTGGGGGAACACAAGAAACAAAACAGAAATACGAAATCAAACAATTTCCCAAAATGTATCACCCAACAGAGGACTCAATTAGTATTCCTTTGTTTGTTGATGGTAAAAAAATAGTAGTTGAAATTAAAGCTGTTTGAGTTATGAAGAAAGTTTTGGTTAGATTCCCCAACGAGAGTTATTTCATGGAGATTGATATGGATATGAGTCAATTTAAACCTGAGAGGGAGTTTGAGGACCAAATATTTGGGTGGTACGGAGATATATATGTCTCAATTAAAAAATAATATATATGAAGAAGTTAATATTATTTATTTTATTACCTTTTTTGGGGTTAACTCAAGTTAAAGGTATTGAAACAAAAGACACCTTAAGTTTTTATGAGATGTTTTTGTGTAACTGTCCTTGTTTGGTATATGATAATTTAAGTAAAACATACGACTACCATTATTCGTTTAATGATATTAACAATGATATTGGTGATGTTGAGGTTGACACGATATATAACAAGTTGGTTAAGGTGTTAACATTAAACGATTTGGATATTACAAAACCATCTAAGGTTATCGCCACATCATCCCAGATAGATGTAAAACAAATTAAAAAAGGTTATAGGACTGGAAACATAAAAGAAGGTAGATATAATTATAATAAGGGTGATTATTTAATATGTTTCATCTATAATATGGATATGATTGAGTTATTCATATATGAGGATCCCTATAAAAATAAAAAAATTAAATAGATGACAACTTTAAAGACACAGTATTGGATATATAAAACTGACAACCCCAAATCTAAAATAAGCTATGATGAATGGATGGATAATGTGTGGGTACCAAAAATGGGAAATTTAATTAAAAAAAAGACAAATATGGAAGAAACTAAATTTAAGATTGGTGACAAGGCTATAAAGACTAAGGGATATGAATTTCCTTGTACTATTGTTGCTGTTTTTAAAACGATTGAAGGTAATGTTCGTGTTGTTGGTGAAATGGATGGATATGGTTTACTACATATTTTTAATGAAGATCAATTAGAATTGGTAACTAACCATTGATATAATAAAGAACTATTATTATGTTTAACTAATAAAGGAAATAAACTAAATACAATATAATTATGAGCCTATTAAAAACTATCAAAAATGATTTTGCGCAAGTTCAAGATGATATGACAATTGAAGAATTCTTGAAGCTTTGTAAAAAAGATAAAACGATTTATGCGTCACCTGCTGAGCGAATGTTAAAGGCGATTGGTGAACCTGAAATTGTTGACACAAAACACGATGAGCGTTTGAGTAGAATCCATTCAAATAAGATTATTAAACGTTATCCTGCGTTTAGTGAATTTTATGGTATGGAAGATACCATTGAACAAATTGTATCGTTTTTTAAACATGCGGCACAAGGACTTGAGGAGAAGAAACAAATCCTTTATCTATTGGGACCTGTTGGTGGTGGTAAATCATCATTGGCTGAGCGACTAAAACAATTAATGGAACAAAATTATATTTATGTTTTGGTTGCAAACGGTGAGGTATCACCTGTTTGGGAGAATCCATTGGGTTTATTCTCTGCTTATCGTTCAGAATTGGAGAAGGAATATGGGATTCAAAAAATGTATGTCCCTTCTTGTCCTTCACCTTGGGCAACCAAAAGATTGGAAGAATTTGGTGGTGACGTGACTAAATTTAGTGTTAGGAAATTAAAAATGTCAATTGCTTCACAAATTGGGGTTGCAAAAACAGAACCTGGTGATGAGAACAACCAAGATATTTCAGCACTTGTTGGTAAGGTTGATATTCGTAAATTGGCGGAATTCCCACAAAATGATGCCGATGCATATAATTATTCAGGGGCGTTATGTAGAGCAAATCAAGGGTTAATGGAATTTGTTGAAATGTTTAAAGCACCAATTAAGGTTCTTCACCCGTTATTAACAGCAACACAAGAAGGTAACTTTAATGGAACTGAAAGTTTACCGGCAATTCCATTCCAAGGTATTATTTTGGCACACTCAAATGAGTCTGAATGGGAATCATTCTCAAATGATAAAAAGAACGAAGCGTTCTTGGATCGTGTTTATATTGTAAGAGTACCGTATTGTTTAAGGGTTGATGAAGAAGTTGAAATCTATAAAAAATTATTAAAAAATTCATCTTTATCTGATGCGCCTTGTGCACCACAAACATTGGAATTGTTATCACAATTTTGTGTAATGACACGTATTAAAAAACCTGAGAATTCCTTGATGTACTCAAAAATGAGGGTTTATAATGGTGAAAATTTAAAAGAGGTGGATCCAAAAGCAAAATCACTTCAAGAATATAAAGACGATGCGGGTGTAACAGAAGGAATGAATGGGATATCAACACGTTTCGCTTTCAAGGTGTTATCCAAAGTATTTAACCACGATTCAGAAGAAGTTGCTGCGAATCCTGTACATTTATTTTATGTGTTGGAACAAGAAATTATTAAGGCTCAGTTACCAAAAGAGGTTGAACAATTTTATTTAAATCTTTTAAAATCAACATTGGGTCATAAATATTCTGATTTTATTGGTGATGAAATTCAAAAAGCATATGTTGATTCATATCAAGAATATGGGCAAAATTTATTTGAAAGATATATTACATATGCCGATCATTGGTGTCAAGATAATGACTTTAGGGATCCTGAAACGGGACAACAATTTGATAGAAGTGCATTGAATGATGAGCTTGAGAAGATTGAGAAACCGGCTGGTATTGCCAATCCAAAAGATTTTAGAAATGACTTGGTTCAATTTTATTTGAGACATAAAGCTAAGAATGGTGAATCACCGAAGTGGGATTCATATGAGAAGATTAAAAATGTAATTGAAAAACGAATATTCTCTAAAACTGAAGATTTGATTCCTGTTATATCATTCTCTACTAAAACATCAAAAGATGATGAGAAGAAACATTCCGACTTTATTGAACGTATGAAAGAACGTGGTTACACTAACAAACAAATTAAATTATTAACTGACTGGTATTTAAGAGTTAGAAAATCCAATTAATATGGGAATTAATATTATTGATAGAAGAAATAATCCTAAAGGTAAGTCGTCTGAGAATCGTCAGCGACTTATCAAAAGGGTTGAAGATCAAATTAAAAAAGCTTTACCTGACATTATTAAAAATACAAATGTAAAGGATTTAACTTCTTCAGATAAGGGTGTTAAAATCCCGGTTAAAGGGGTTAATGAACCGCAGTTTGGTTATGATCATGAATCAGGAAACAAACGTCAAGTAAATCCCGGTAATAAAGAATATAGCCCTGGTGATAGAATTAAAAAACCACAAGGGGGTAATGGTAAGGGTAAAGGTAATAAAGGTTCAAACGATCCGACAATAGGTGAAGATGATTTTACTATCACAATTTCAAAGGATGAATTTATGGAGTTCTTCTTCAATGATCTTGAACTTCCTGATATGGTTAAAAAACATTTGAATTCAATTGTTAACTTCAAACAAAAACGTGCCGGTTATACTAATGCCGGATCACCTAATAGGTTGAATGTTGTAAAATCATTTAAAAATTCCTTAACAAGGAAGATGGCTTCAGGTTTATATTATGATAAGAAGATAAAAGAACTTCAAAATAAATTGGATAATGAAGATTTAAGTGATGATGAAATTGCTGAAATATTAAAAGAAATTGATAAACTAAAAAAAATGAAGTTAACCATTTCTTTTATGGAAGAAGTGGATTTGCAATATAATAATTTTGAGAAAGTTGCGGTTCCAACAACATCTGCGGTTATGTTTTGTATAATGGACATATCGGGTTCTATGGGGGAGAAGGAGAAGGACATTGCAAAACGATTTTTTATGTTATTATATATGTTTTTATCAAAACAATATGAAAATATTGAAATCGTATTTATTAGACACCACACAGTTGCAAAAGAGGTATCTGAAGATGAATTTTTTAATTCAAGAGAAACAGGTGGAACTATTGTATTTGATGCATTGGCACTTATGGATAAAATTATTAAAGAGCGTTATTCTAAGGATTGGAATATTTATGCAGCACAAGCGTCTGATGGTGATGTATGGGATCAAACCGATGCGTTAGAATGTGGTGAAATATTAAAAAAGAACTTACTTGATAAAATCCAATATATGATTTATATTGAAATAGCAAGACGTAGTGACGGTGATTTATGGCAGACATATAAAAAGATAGCCAATGAACATAAGAACTTTAGAATTGGTAAGATTGGTGAAGTGAATCAAATATGGGAAGTATTTAGGGACTTCTTTAAAAAAAATGTAACGAATGAGAACTAAGGAAGAAATAAAAAAGTTATTTTCAAAGTCTGAATGGAATGTAGATACGATTGAAGTATTTTCAGAAATAATTGATAGATTATCCGTTGAACATTTAAACTTGGATGTGTACCCGAATCAATTTGAAATAGTTTCATCAGAACAATTATTGGATGCATATTCATTAATTGGGCTTCCAATATCATATAATCACTGGAAGTTTGGGAAGGATTATGTTATTAATTCTAATAATTATAAAAAAGGAAGAATGGGGTTATCGTATGAAATGGTAATTAATTCAAATCCTTGTATTTCATATAATTTAGAAGATAATGACACCTGTCTGATGTTATTGGTTTATGCTCATGTTCAGGGTCATAACCATTTCTTTAAGAATAATTATTTATTTAAACAATGGACACATGCTGATTCCATAATTGATTATATGGATTTTGCAAGGAAGTTTGTTAAGAAATGTGAGGAGAAATATGGTTATGATGAAGTTGAATCATTATTGGATTCGTGTCACGTATTAATGAATTATGGTGTTGATAAATATAAAAAACCAAGCAAGTTATCAGCATCCGAGGAAGCGGAAAGATTAAAGAAGAAGATTGAAGATGATCGTATATTGGTTGATGATATTTGGAGAACATTACCGACGGACGAACCAACAAAAAAACGTATTAAAAGATTTCCCGAACAACCGGAGGAGAATATACTTTATTTTATTGAGAAGAACTCACCAAACTTAAAAACTTGGGAACGTGAATTGGTTAGGATTGTTAGAAAGACCGCACAATATTTCTATCCACAAGCACAAACTAAAACAATAAATGAAGGAACCGCAACATTTACCCACTTTGAGATCATTAATAAGATGTACGAAGAAGGGTATTTGGATGAGGGATTTATGACTGAATTTTATCACCACCATTCAAATGTGATATACCAACCAGAATTTGATTCAAAGTATTATTCTGGTTTGAATCCATACACATTAGGGTTCAATATATTCAAGGACATTAAAAGGATGTCCCTTGAACCAACAGAGGAAGATTATAGATGGTTCCCCGACATTGCAGGTAAGGGTAATTGGAAGGAACAATTTTTATATATAGTTGAGAACTTTAGGGATGAATCATTTGTATTACAATATTTATCACCAAAAGTTATTCGTGATATGAAGTTATTTGAAGTACGTGATGATTATGATGATGATCATTATGAAATAAATGCAATACATAATGATGAGGGTTATAAAAGTATAAGAATGGCTTTATCAGAGAATTATAATAGAAGTAGATATGTCCCTGACATTCAGGTATTTGATGTTGATATTTATGGTGACAGAACATTAACATTAGATTATACATCTATTAATGGTAAAGAATTAAGTATGGATAAAATTGATGACATTGTGGATCACATTCATTATTTATGGGGATTCCCAATTAAAATAATTCAGGGTGGTGACATGGATTATGTAATATATTAGTAAGGTGAAATTATTTTTATTATCATTGGGTTTGTTGATTTTGGCACATACGTTAACGTTCTTCCAAATGCAAGCCCAATTTGTATCTGAATGGGCGAAGAACAACCCAATTATTGTTGCGTTATTTGGGTTTCCTATTGGTTATTTGTTTATATTATTTACAAAATATTGTGCTGGTTATTTTAATGGTGAAATATGGCCTGGACGTATTATTGGATTTGCCATAGGTACAATTGTTTTTGCTTCACTTTCGTATTTTTTGTTTAATGAATCATTTAGTTTAAAAACAATTATTTGTATTTCATTATCTATTTTAATTTTACTAATACAATTATTTTGGAAATAACTTTACAAAATAATTAAATATGTGTATATTTATATATGTGGGTAGCTCAGGGGGTAGAGCAAAGGTAACGTAAAGTTCCTCGTGCCGTGGGTTCGAATCCCACCCCATTTTGGAAGGGTGCTAGAGTGGTCGATTAGGTCAGACTTGAAATCTGATGAACTTGCAAGAGTTCCGTGGGTTCGAATCCCACCCCCTCCTCTGAATTTTAAAAATTTTAATATGAAGAATTTACTAAAAGGTTTGGTTTGTTATGTATTAACAATCATTGTTTTGATAGTAGGTTTAGCGTTATTCAACGTGTTTATTATTGGTGATATCACCATCTTTAAATTTTTTATGGGTATGCTTGGATTTTTTATACTTATTAGACCGGCTTATAATGAATGGTTTGATAGGTTTAAAAAATTATTCAAATTTGAGGATTAAAAAATTGTTTATTTAAAAAAATGATGTATCTTTGTAATGAATCAAAAACGAAGGTATTATGTCAACTATCAACGAACAAGTAACGAATTACAAAGGTAATAACAATTTCATCCTTAAAATGCAGGATGTTATTAAAAAGTATGGTAGATTAACTGAAAAGCAAAAAGGTGCGGTGTCTAAGATTTTTATGTCAGTTAATGAAGTGAAGAAGATTGAAATGACACCTGAACTTAAAAAAATCGCAGAATATGTTGGTAAAAATTCTTTTGTATTGGATATCCAGTCAAAGTTAAAAGAATTTGGTAAGTTATCTGTTAAACAAGAGGAGGCTGCAATTAATCAGATTCAAAAGGAGGAAGATAGATCAAAGACAATTAATTTAAACATACCTATTGAGGGTGATACTATTAAGGTTGGTAGAAAGATTGGTGAACAATTAAAAACCACATATAACTTAAATTTTAACCCAATCCTTTTGGATGTTAAAAAAGTTATTTCAATGTCACCAAAGGCTGTTAAGTTTTTGGTAAAATTAACCATCAAACGAGGTAAAGTTTGTACTTGTTGTATGAAAACGTTAACTGATGAGTTTTCAATGTTAACGGGATTGGGTAAGATATGTGCAACTAAAATTGGTGTACCTTACATTACTGATTCATCACAAGCTGAAACGTTCAGACTTGATTATTTAAAACGAGTGGAAGAAATTGGTGAAATGGAGGTTTGGGTTCCAAAATCACAAATAAAAGTTTGGGAGGGTACTGGTGATATGTTATTATCAATCGTATAAAAATGGGGGTCAGTGACCCCCGTTTTTTATTGTTGTATATCTGTTGATTCTAATAGGGTATAACTAAATGAGTTTCCGTGTATTTTTGCTGCTCTTTTACAAATCTTCATAAAAACGTCAAAATCTTTCACACGTTTAAACACCTGACATCCTTCCGACCAATTTTCCACCCAGGTTGAGTCTTGTCCTGCTTTATGGATATTGATTCCAAACATACCTGTATCTGTTACACGTTCTTCAAAAACGAGGTCTTTATTTGAATCCCTGTATACGGTTACATTACCATTACGTTGACAAAGTGCTTCATATTTACCTTGGTGTTTATCTACCTTCCAAACACTTCTATATTGTCCCGGTACAAGTCTTGCAACACCTTTTTTGTTTTGGAATTGCTGAACTCCTTTCTTTCCTGGATCTGTTGTTGCTAACCAACTATAGAATTGCCAAGTCCCTGTTTCATCTTTAAATGATATGGTTAACATATCATCAAAGACATTTGTTACTTTATCGGCTATAGATGGGTTGTTGTTTCTAACACCAACGATATTAACATCATAACCTTTATTTGATTTGTCATCAAACCAGACATAACCTTTTGCTTTTACAGCATCTTCAATTTGTTTTTGTGTAAAGTTCATAATTTTTATTTTATAAATATTTATCAGTATAAAAAATAGATAATTATGTTATTAAAATTGGGAAGTAAGGGCGACGATGTTAAAAAGTTGCAAACAAAATTGGGTTTAAAAGCTGATGGTGATTTTGGTCCGGCAACTGATAAGGCTGTTAAGTCTTGGCAAGCAAAAAATGGTTTAACTGCTGATGGTATTGTTGGTGATAAAACATGGGCTAAAATGTTTGAGGTTATAACAAAGGTGGAACAACCAATTAAGGAAGTTGTTGGATTGAATATTCATAAACTAAAAGGTGTGATTCCTGATGAAGTTATTTTGCAAATACCTGATACTGCAAAGAAGTTTAATATCACAACCAATTTAAGGTTGGCTCACTTTTTATCACAATGTTCACATGAATCGGGTGGGTTTAAATCAATACGGGAGAATTTAAATTATTCTGAGGAATTGTTATTAAAAACATTTAAAAGTGATTTTGATGTGAATAAAGATAAGGTTATATCTGAAATTGAGCGCAGAAGGGCAAAGTTAATTGCACGTAAACCTGAAGAAATTGGGAATTTTGTATATGCAAATCAAAATGGTAATGGTAATGAAGCATCTGGTGATGGGTGGAATTTTAGAGGTCGTGGTTATATTCAATTAACGGGTAGATCAAACTATAAAAAATTCTCCGATTTTATTGGTGAAGATTGTATATCAAATCCTGATTTGGTTGCAACAAAATATCCATTGGCGTCTGCCGCTTTCTTTTTTAACAACAATAAGTTATGGGATATTTGTGATGGTGGTTCTGATGAGGAAGATGTTAAAAAACTAACAAAACGTGTGAATGGTGGATTGAATGGTATAGAAGATAGACAAAAAAAGTTTAAAGTGTACTTTAATTTACTTAAATGATATTTATATAATAAACATAAACTAAAAAAAACAACAAAATGAAGTTAAAAAGAGAACAAGTGTTGGGTGTAATACGTCACACATTAACCTTTATTGGTGGTGTGGTAATATCTAAAGGTATTGCGACAGATGCTACAGTGACTGAAGTTATTGGTGCTGTTATGACATTAATTGGTGCAATTTGGTCGGTGATTGAGAAGAACAAATAATTTAAATAAAGCCTTCATAAAAAAATATGGAGGCTTTTAACATTTTTTAATATTTATAATTAATATGGATAATCTTACAAGTATAATTATAGCGTTTATTACAGGTATTTTGGGTCCTGTTGTAATTTTAACAGTTAAAAACTATTTAGATAAAAATAAAAAGAAACCTGATATGGTTCGTGAAACTTTAAAGGTGTCTGAATTGGTTAATCAAAAAATAGAAGATATACGTGAGGAATATCATGCTGATAGAGTGTGGGTAACACAATTCCATAACGGGGGTAACTTCTATCCAACTGGAAAGTCAATGGCTAAATTTTCTGTAATTTATGAAGTGGTAAACCTTGGTGTGAATTCAATTCAAAGTAACTTCCATAATATTCCTGTTAATTTATTTTCAAAATCAATTAACGAATTATTAAAACATGATGTCATCAAAATATATGATTATAAAGATGATGAAGTTGCTACTTTTGGTTTAAAATATGCTGCTGAGGAATCAAATAGTAAATCAAGTTATTTATTTGCAATAAAAACAATTGAAGATAAATTTATTGGTGTGTTAGGTGTTGATTTTACTAAAAAAAGAACTAGACTTGATGATGAAGATTTAAATCACCTAATGGTTGACGCAACTTCACTTGGTGGTGTATTAATGACGCATTTAGAGAAATGATAAAAAAACCATATATCAAAGAAATAATCAGTTCCATTCAAAAAAATATATTATTGGAACGTAAGACTGATCAAATTTCTTTAGAACTTTCAAGAAAGGTAATTCATGCATTTAAAAAAGGTGAACCACTTTTTATTGAAGGTTTATATCTTGAACGTGGAGATGAATATGCTGTTTTTGACTTTACCTGTAAATTTGAAGAAGATGAATCTTTAGAAGAACCATATTCAATAAGTGCCTATGCCGATATGGAGGATATATCACTAACAATAACATTTAATCCAAATGAATTTCCTAAAAGTATGAATGATTTAGTTTCTGAAGTAAAAGAAACTATTGATCATGAATTGGAGCATGTAGAACAACAAAACTTTGAGGATATGTATGTTTATAATAATATAGATAGTACAGAATATTTTAAGTATTTAATATCCCCAGTTGAAATACCAGCATATGTTAGGGGTTTAATTAAAAGGGCTAAAACAAAAAAGGTTTCTTTAGATTCTGCTATGGAACAATGGGCGGACGAGAACAAAAAAATGTTTAATGATTTTAAGCATGAATGGCCTGTTGTTAAAAATCAATGGATGGATTATGCTGGTAGAATGGTAAAAAAACAAAAAATCAAAAAATTTTATTAATAGATTTGTTTTACTAATATTTTTTACTACTTTTGTATAAAAGTATTAGTATGTCAAAATTAGAAAGGTTTATTAAACGAATCATCAAACGTTTAAAAGTAAAAATCTATAAGTGGGAACGTGGGTCTAAATGGTTTAAGACCACAGAAGAAGTGACTGGTTATGAGAAGATATCTTGTGCTATAGTCAGAAAGATGATTAATCATGTGGATTCAAAGTTTACGATAGCTCCGTTATCAGGTAAACGATATATCATCAATAAATCATTGGATATTTTTGTGATTATGGAAGATAACAAGGTTGAAATAACCAATCACGTTTATCATTATGTAATTTATTTGGGTGATAGGGATATTAGTAAGTTACAGGGACATTTTGATAGGAAGGTTGAAGGACAACGACTTGAATATGAAGAACAAATAAAATCACAAATAACAAATACATTACATAAGATTTATGACAAAATCACAAAAAAACGTTCTGGCTATTCAAACTTCTAAAATAAATGGTGTTATATGTGAAATATATGTTTCACCACTTGACTTTTTGATGATAAAATTGGATAATTTAGACGGGACATATACAACTTATAATCTTGGGAAATATGACCCAAAAAATAATATATTTATAAACGAATTAAACAAAAAATTATGACAGAGAAAGAACTAGTATCGTTAGGGTTTACAAAAGAGTACATTGATTCCTATGAGGGTGATGATGAGTATTACTATACGTTAGACATTGTGAATGGTTTAACTTTAATAACACAGACAAATAAAGAAACCACAGGTAATAAATGGTGTGTTGATTTTTTTGATACCGATCCATATGTAAGATTCACCAATTTTTTTGAACTACAGGGGTTAATAAACACGTTAACTAAACATATTGTAAAAAATGACAAGTAAAAAAGAAGAATATGAGCGATTGTTGAATGAACATAGAATCATAACTAATCAGATATCAGATATAAAAGCCGATAGTTTTGACTTAAACGATGAACAAAAACAAAAAATAAGATTTTTGGAGTTAAAATTAATTGGAATAATGGAACAAATGAAACGATTATTTTAATATGAACCAGATACCAAAATATGATCCATATACGGGTGAATTAAATCCATATTATGAGGAATTAACAGGACAAAAAAACCCTTATGAAATACAACAAAACTACCAACCGACATTTATTAATTTAGATAAGTTAATTGGTAAGGTGTTTAAATATGATAGTAAATACGGGGTCTCAAATTGGGTGGATATTGTTGAAGATATCACGATAAAAGAAGTTTATAATAATGAAGATAACACATATAGATTACAGGTATGTGTAGTATCATCAAAGAGTAAACATAACTATGAATTGGATCATTGTATCTTTTTAAAATGATGAATAATTACCAAATAAAAAAATGGATTGATGGTGTTATAAACTCTTGTAATACGTGGGATCAAATATCAGTTGCTGAGCGATTGGTTTATAATTTTAAAAACCAATTAATTAAACAAGATTATGATATTATGTTGCAACAACCCCTATTAAGTAGTTTGGATTATAACATTGAAGTCAAAAAAAGATATTTGGTTGAGGATTGTAAATCTATATTTAATAATTAGTAATGGTTGGTAAGGTTATTATAGAGAATGAAATGGTGGTTGTATTATCACCACAAGGGAATCATATATTACAAAAAAACAATGCGTATTATAATGTCGTATTGGATAGGTTATCGTTGGATCTGCCTGTTTGGGTTGAATTTAGTAATGATGATGATGTTAAAATATTAACACTTTATGATTATACATTTGGTACACATCTTGAAGGTGTGTCTATAGCTACATCACGTTATGATAAAAACAAATACCCTATGGGTGGTTTTTTACCTGGATATCATATGTTGGTGTGTGGTGATTGTAAGTTAGATTTTGTGGGTGATAAAAAATCAACACAATGTGAGGTATGTGGTATTGAGGATAATTTAACTTACAATAAAAATAAGACACAAGAACAAATAAAAAAGTCACTTGATAGTATGACTGATTATTATAGTAAACTTTTAAAGATAACAAGAGATATAAACTATAGGGGTGCTGTGGATGGTGAATTAAAAAGGATAAGAGAAGAAATAAACATATTAAAAAATAAATTAAAATGAAGAACGATATTGATTCAACAAATTTGATTTTAAAACTTCAGAAGATGATGTTTGATGATTACCCAAAGATTAAAAAAAATATTAGTCCTTATGGTTTTGATTTTAAACGATTAAAGAAGTTAATTATTATTATGTCAGCATTATTAATAATGACTGGTTTTGGGATTGGATTGTTGGTTGGTTTGCTTTTTTAAGAAACCATTTATTTAAAAAAATGATTAAATACATATTCATATTATTTTTTGTTTTATTTTTGTTTAATTGTGATAACAAAAGTATAAATAGGAATATTATACCAAACACTAATGTGATTAGGCAAACAACACCCGTTAAGTGTATTGTAAAAAAAATATACCCTTCGGTTGTGATTGATGATGAGGTTGGTAATAGATATATGTATGGTACAGAATGTAAAGATGTCATTATTTCAAAAAATAAATATAAAATTAATGATACAATATTAAATTATAATTGTGATAAACATAAGTAGAAATGAGGAATGTTAAGAGTGTTTTTATTATTATGGGTGTGTTGATATTAATGATTTTAACAACATCTAGACCAACTAATCGTGTGATTGCACAAAATCATAAAATTAAGGATTCTGTGGAGGTTAAAAAAGACACCATTAATTTTGTAAGGATACCGAACTTACCAAGTAATTTTGATACAATACCGGGAGGTAATAACTTATATCGTTCAAGTCAACCAAGTTTAAAACAATTGGAAGAAATAATAAAAGCATATAACATCCAAGTTGTTATACGAATGAATGCGAAGGAATCAACCAACGTTACACCAGAACAAGAAATGGAATTGGTTCAGAGTATGGGTAAGAAATATGTATGGTTTAATGCTCATATGGGGTATCAAAAAGGGAAGGGGTATGTTACATCATTGGATAGTATCCAACCTTATCTTAAGGGTGGAAATGCTTTAATACATTGTACACACGGTGCAGATAGAACTGGTTATCAGGTTGCTAAGTATTTACAAGATAATTTAGGTTGGTCAAGAAAGGAACTATGGTATTATACTATTAAATATAATAATTGGGAACGAAACATTAAAAACGGACAAATGGGGTATGTAAAATATATGGAAGCATTTTATCCGTATGATTTATGGAAGAAGGAAATATTTATGTGATATGGGAAGGTTTATACTTTTTATTTTAATGTTGATATCTTTTGTTTGTGCTTCACAGACATGTGTGACGATATCGGATGGTACTTATGGTAATGCTCAAACAACACCACTGACTCCTATGTATGGTTTGTATGATTATAGTTGGTCATCAAGTATATATAATGCTGCTGATATTGGTGCTCTCC